AGTCGGTTGAAAACTTCAGAACGTTGGGTAAGGCACTAAGCATGCTTGCAGACGTTACAAACTGTTGCATTGAGATTGTCCACCATACACGGAAGATCAATGCCAACACGGACGTAACGGTTGAAGATGCTCGAGGTGGATCAAGTTTGATCGGTGCAGTACGTTCAGCACGGGTACTTACAAAGATGTCAAAGTCAGAGGGAGAAAACCTTGGCTTGGATAACTATATAGACTTCTTTGCACTTGAGCCGGGAGGAAAGCACAACTTGTCACGGCCACTTGATAAGAAGATATGGTATCAAAAGATCGGAGTGCAACTGCCACAAGAAGATTGGATTGCCGTGTGTCAAGCATACACACCACCATCAGCTTTTGATGGGATCACAATGGATAAATTACGGTTGTTACATAAAGCTATCGGTGATTCGGAATTGCATTTGATGAGTAACATACGGGTAACACGGAATGAATATAAGATGAGTGTACATGAGTTTATATCCGACTACCTCGATATGGATTTTGATGCACCCGTTACACGGACAAAGATGAAAAGAATGGTCACAACGTGGTTAAAAAATGATCTATTGGTCGAAAAAAATATGTCAGCAATCAAAGTTGACCCCAAAAATTATAGAAAAAACAACACGGTAAAGGTAATAAAACTTGGCGAAAAGACACTGAATGATTGGGAGTAGTAATCCGTTAGTAAATTTACTACCAACAAAATGACGGAAAGCAAGGGTCAGCAACGAATGAGGAGGATTTTATGACTGACAAAATAAAACAGATTATTTGTAGTAAACGTGTGAATACGTGGAGTGCGTGTGTAGTACCCTATATAAGGGTACAACACTACTACTACCGTATTCGATTGCAACTCGTCCCCGGAGTATGTATATGAGCCTAAAAAATATAAACGATTATGACTACTTTTCAAACAGACATGTATATATCGGTGTAGCCGTACATCAGCACACCCCACAATGGGAACATATATCGGAATATATGAGACTACAAAAACGGTATGACGATATATACGGATATGAACGGATAACTGAAATTGCTGACAAAGATATAGCAGATCGTTTTTATAAAGCCTTACAGAAGTTTCGATATGTTGTCAATTGGTCACCAGACGGTAATCACGTCACTGACAAAGAGCACGTCAATCTAATAAAAATACGTAGTGAGATTTGTCAGAGAGGACTCAAAGCATTAGATAAATATTGTATTGATAACAACTTGAGGCCTCAACCAGATATCTGGATTACATATACAAAAGGTAAAAAAGTTGGTATAGCAAAAACTGTTGAAGATTTACGAAGTGCAAAAGCATTAGACGAACAAATTGATATAATGCTATCACTCGAGGAGATCGGCCTTATGTTGATCGAATATCAAGATATACTTAAAGCAAAAGAAGTATTAAGAAAAAAAGATATTCCAGCAAAGGTTGTGCAAATAGAAGAAACTGAAACAACAATAGGAGATGATTTTGATGAAGACGTACCCTTTTAGATATACAGAAAAGAAATCACCAAACAAATTTGGTGAACAATCAGACAAATTGATTGAGGAAAGAGGCCAAGCCTATGGCGATTTCTACGAATTACACGAACGGATTGCCGCAAGATTTAGCTTTGTTCTTGGTGAAAAAATAAAACCATCTACTGCTGCAAGACTTATGGTTGAGCTTAAATTAGCTCGAGATGATATGAACATATATGATGAAGACACTGTCGTGGATGCAATAAATTATTTGAAGTTATATGGTGCTTGCACATCAGAAGAGCATGTTAAACAAGACAAGAAACATGCACATTCCCGGAGCGATGGTATCGATCTATCAAAAATTCTTGATCCAAAGTAATATATGAAAGATATAGAGAAATCAGATTTTGGTATAGATATACGTATAAAGAAAGACGATATATATAAAGATGAAGATATATCGATAGTTGCTGGAAGTAAAAAAAGAAGACGTATACTTACACAAACAATAATTGATCGTTATTATCAGAGAGGCCTCATTGACGATAGACAGTATAATACTGCTTTATATCTATATGCAATATATGAACAAACATCAAAAAGACTTATATCAAGTTACAATTCTGATTCTTTAATACAAGGACGTATGCAAAATCAAGATATTAGTTTTTCGTCTTACATGGATATATGTAAACATCTTGATAGCAAGTTATTTTCTATAGTCCAGCATATAGTCATATATGGCTTTTCTGCTAGTGAGTTCGATAAGAAGTATAACAATAAAAGAAGAACTATGAATGAATTAAGAAATGCTCTTGATCAATTAAGTAAGTTTTTCAACATCAGATAATGCCAAGAACAAGAACTTTTCTTGATATACCAATAACTGAAGTTGCGACGGTTGTGAAGTTGTATGAGTTGGTTAAAAAGAATAACGGTTGTATTGATCATAATTTAAAAGATCATGGAATAGGCCATGAGCACATGCAAATAAAAAACGGTAACATAATGAACACAAATCAAATAATTCACTATGTTACCGTCTTGTCTCTGTATCTATTCAACATCAAAATGAGTGGTGTTGAGGTTGATACGGTTATGAAAATAATAAATACTTACAGATAAGAAACTGCAAATAAAATTAAAAGCATAACAAAAAATAAGATATATTTGAGATCAGTTAAAAAAGATTTTAGTTTCTTGCTCATCTTGAAACCTCAATCAATTGTCTGAACTCTAATATATCATGTAATAAAATTCCAAATGCACAGAAAAATAACAAGATCATTACACTTGAAAATATCAATGCTAATTTACTAACCATTTACTACACCTTTCTTTCTTTCGTTTAACACCTTGTAAAAATTCATTATGAGATATTTACGTAGTGAACTTGGCTCTTTCTTATCTTTCTTGTTAATAATACATTCTGTACTTATTGTATCTTCTGTAAGATTAACAGTTAAAGTCCCACCATAAATTAATTGAATTAACATATCTATTTCCATTGGAATAAATTCCCCAAAATCATCAGCAGAATAGTCATGTGCTTTTTCCCATAAATGCATAGAATCGTTATATTTTGGATTATATCCACTTGCATATATAACTAAGCCTATATCACGTGGTGTTCCCTCATGTTTATATGCTGGTATTAAATAAATACCATGATCTTTTACTAATATGAAACCAGCATCATCTGATTTCTTATCTGTATAAGGTATTTTGAATTTTTCCATGTGTGCATAGGATTCCAAAGTCTTAAAAGCCAACTCACGAAATTGTTTGTTGGTATTAAATTTGAGTTTTCCAAATGTTCCTCTCATCTTATACCTCACATTCTTTATTGTATTTTTTATATAATTTTTCATAATTGCTTTTATTCCAAATCATTTTTTTAGTTGATATCTCATCATAACATTCATAAACCCAACTATGGAATGAAATTTCAACATCGTTTGGATAGTCATTGAAAACAATCATAAACATATCTTTATATTTGGCACATCGTTTGATTGGCCTATCAATACCACGATTGCCACAATATGCTATTATATGGTCTTTAATTTTACTCATTCTATTTTCCTTTCTTGGTTGTGAATAAATCATTATTAATTTATTCAATACAAGCCATTTATAAAAATGACTTGTCTTCAATAAATTATTGTTTTTTAAATCTTTCACTTAAATCAATAATTATATTAATTACTTCTTCTTCTGTGATCCAACCACCATCAAATTCTGAAACTAAGTGTTCCAATTCTTCTAGTAATGTTGTCATTTCTTTATCCTTTCATTAAAATTAATAATATTAGTTTCTTTTTTTTCTTCTTCTATTTTTGGCTTTCCAAGTCTGAATCCCTCAAATTTATCACAATACGATTCAAGTAAATTCCAAATTAATTTAAAAGTATCTATGTCTTGTGATTCTTCATAGCAACAAAGTAAGTCATTTGTGTCCCCATGAAAAACGTGAACTTGGCCATTGTTATAATCAATTATTATTTTTGCTTGTCCTTTATTCATGTGATTCCCCTATTTCATATTCAAGATTATCAAAAATTACATTCTTGACTAATTCGTTAGCCACTGAACGTTTCGTATTTCCCTCATCATAATCTGCATAAACACCAATTATAGAATAATGTAAATTATCAAGATCAACTTTATAATAATACTTTGTTATATTACTAATTATGTTTATAACTTCTTCTTCTGTGATCTTCTCACGTTCAAATTGTGAAACTAAGTCTTGCAAGTCTTCAAGTAACGTTGTCATGGTCTAAACCTTTCTTTTATTTCTGAGTGTGTATAATCATCGTTACATGCTTTGCATAAGAACACATTTACATCAATAGGATTTATAAACGACTCATCATGCCATATTTCAATTGACCTTTCATCTTGCCATTGTCCACATAATTGACATGAAATTTTGCCGTCCTTGTAGTTTGGGTGATTATTCATTTTCATATTTTTTCCTTTCTCTGTTTAGAATAAATCATTATTAATTTATTCAATACAAGCCATTTATAAAAATGACTTGTCTTCAATAAATTGGGGTTATTAACTAATTTCATTTGCTTTGTTAATTAATTGTTCCGTTGCAACATCAATTGGAAGATTAATGACAGACTTTAACAAATCTTTAAATTCTTCATCTTCCATCAAAAGACCAAAATTGCACGTAGTTTGACCCTCTACAATTGACACAATTAAATCATATTTATACAAGTCTAGAAATTTTGAAACTTTCATTTTATTATCCTTTCTGTTGATTTACTTTTTTCTTTTTATTTTTTTTAGTCGAATTGTTAACAAATTTTTGTGCATCTCTTCTAGTGTCAAATTCTTGAATGAGTTGTCCATCATAAACATGAAAAACATCTTTTTCATATTCTTCAAAATAATGTTTATAAATAGTAAACTTTTCCATTTTATTGTCCTTTCAATTAAAATTCATTTTCTAAAATTTCAACTACTTTGTCATAGTCATTATTTTTGATTGCTTTAATAATGTCTTGATGTTCAAGTGCTAGGTGTGGGTCAATACAATATTCCCCACATAACATTTGAAAAGTAAAACTGTCTAAAATCATTTTGTTATCCTTTCTGTTTATTAATTTATAGGCTTGGCCTATGTAGAGCAGAATTTAAATCAGTTAAAATATATTCTTTTGATTTGATTTTCTTTTCTGTTTCTTTTCTTGTTTCATTAAGAAAGATATTTCTGTA